CGAGGGCGCAGTACGGGCCATCGTTCGACGTGTCATTGTCGAGGTCGTAGCCGGAAGTACCTGCCAGCACGTTCTCTTTGTACTTTGGATACCACGCATTAGCCATTGGGCGCTCCTTTCAGGAGGGGTGTTAAGTCACAAAGTGGATCAACAGGATGGTGACTACGAGCACCGCGGCTGCGACAGTCAGGTCGAGCTCCTCAGCATAGGTCAGCCGACCAAACCAGTCATCCTTGCGCGTGCTCACCAGTGCAACCCACTGAGCGCCCAATACGCGCTCAACACTAAGAGCGCCGCCACTATGACGATGATGATCGGAACAACTTCGCGCATTTAGACTAAGGTTGGGTCCCCGAACACCAAGCCTTCGCTATGACAAGCCAAGCGAAAGCGCCCAGGGTCGAACTCTACCGTCTGCGACGAGCGGCGGATGGCCCACATCATGTTGTAGATCAGGCGGAGGAAGGCTTCCTCGTCCACCGCTTGGTGCATCGACTGCACCACCTGTGCCAGATGCTCAACGTCGTCGCGGGTCATTGGATAAACTCCCCCGGTTGGGGCTCGATCCCGGACGGAAGAACAACGGCGATGGCGCGGTGTGGGAAGCGGACCACCTTACCACTCTGATCCCGGATCAATTTGCCATCAGGTCCATGCTTCGCACCTTCCCAATTCCGCGACCACTCCTTGATGTTCTCTTCCGGCGTTAAGTCTTGGTAGTAGGGACATTCATGCCAACCACAATTCCCGTCTATAAACCGCACCCACACCTTGAGCTCAGGAACGGCTACCGCTACACCCGGTATGGCAGAGGCGACCGCGGCAGCGAGGCCGCTTAGGATTGCTTCACGTCGGTTCATCAGTAGACCTCGATGCGCTTATCGTTGGCGAGGTAGAGGGCCACGTCCCGGCTCTTGACCTTCTTGCCCTCCCACTCCTCAGTGGCGACTAGCTTGCCTTCGTCTGGCAAGGTGTAGGTGGTTCCATCGCCGTTGACTAGCAGGCAGCGTCCACTGCCGTCAGGGTGCAGGAAGAGCTTAGCCATCAGTGGGAGATCCTTTTGCCTTGGCTTTAGGACTACGGACTAGACCACCTTGGTGGAAGGTGTCAGGCTCGACGTAGTTGGGGAAGTTAGGGTCGCGGATAGTGACAACCGGGATCTCGTGCCCGATCTTCTCGTAGTCCACCTGCTGTTGCTGCTGCACGACAGGCTTAGGCGCGTCAGCCACCAAGGTCTTGTTGATGCGCGAGATCAGCTCCAGGCTCGGGTCGCGGCGGCCGAAGCCAGTCTCCTTCCACCAGCGCTTGCGTAGCTCGATTGGGAGGGCGCGCCAGTGGTCGTGGCAGATCGCGGTGTGGATCGCCACGCTGACCTCGGTGGTGCAGCCTTCGATGATGCAGACGTTCGGCATGGCAATCCTAACCCGTCTGTAGCGGCCTACATGGCCTGCTGATTGGTCCATTTGGGGTGGGGGTAGCCTGAGGTACCCCCCACTCACGCCACCCAGCTGAGAGATACATCGTAGCTGGTCTTGACCGGGAAGTAGCACATCATGATCGCGTCTGCCAGGTTGGGGGAGCGCGAGCCCTCTGGGGCTTTGTCCACCAGGAGCTTCATCGCGCCCGACATCTTGGTAGTTGGTTGGCAGAGTTCCTTCTCGACCTGCCGCAGCTTGGGCAGCTTGGAGTCCAAGGAGATCAGGTCCTCCACTGGAAACTTAATACCCTCCGTGACCATGCGGTGCGTTCTCTCAAAGCGCAACCGCAGGTTCCACCAACCCTGCGCTTTGAGGTTGCCATAGAAGTCCTTGTTGAGAGGACTGTTACGATCCCCGTTCACAACACGCTTCTCAGGATCCAGCACAGCGCTACCTGCGTTCCACGGCACCAGCTTCAGATCCAACGGCACGAGCTTCTCGTCACGCAGGCGGTTGGCCTCAGCCTTGACGCCGGCACCCACCCCCACACAATCATACTGCAAGCTGATCTTGCCCAGCTGCCGACAGGCATCCAGCGCCCGGCGCGTAGTCAGCCCAGTGTCCCGCTCGCCCCAGGCCTCGGCGTAACGCAGGACCACACCTTTGCGCTTGGCCAAGGCATTCAGGTCCATGCCGCCATCAGCCACGTCCAGTGCCGCGCACCAGGCCCCACTGTCATCAAAGCCCAGCTTAAGGTGCGCGTCTATGGCAGACTTCACCCACAGGTCTGGGATGATCACATTCTCCACGGAGGCAGCGTAGTTGCGGTCCACCTCCTGGGCGAAGACGTGCAGCAACCCTTCCTGTTCCTTCTGGCTGCGAGCAGTCTCATACCACTCCTGGGTCTTGAGCGGGTGATCCCGCCAGTCCATCACGAAGACGTTTGTGCGGCCCTTGACCACAGGCTGGCCTGGATACCAATCCACACCAGCTTCCCGCTTGCGGTGGAAGACAGTGCCCAGACCTTGCACCGAGGACATGTCCACCTGCACGCGGGTGTTCTCACTGAGCGCAGCCTCGATCAACTCCGGGCGCTCGTAGTGGGCGGACTCATCCTTGAAGTAGATCGTCTTGCGGCCACCGCGGCCAATATCATCCCCACTCTCGCCTGAGATGGAACTACCGTTCTCAGGGTTCAGTACCCGCATGTGCGTCATGCAGTCTTCGCTGTAGCCTGCTGGCAGGAAGAAGGGCGGCAGACCTCGGATGAGCATCCGGATCTTCTCAAAGATGGAGTCGAGCAAGCCGAGCTTGTCAACGAGGTCTGCCTTCCGGGAACCCCAGCCTATTGAGCACCCAGGCATGAACAGCCACAACCAGACCGAGAACGCACAACAGAGCCAGGTGGCTCCCATGTCGCGGCTCTTCTCAATCAAGCCACTAGCCTCACTCTCCAGGCAAGTTTGCAGGAAGGTAACCAACTCCTCCTGGCGCTTGAACAACACAAACGGCATGCGCACCATGCCACCCATCTGGGCATTGCGCGGGTCGTAGGTGTCACACCAGTGGTTGATGAATTCGATGGGCCTGGTCCGGTAGTACTCGAGGGCACCTATCACCAGCTTGGGATCAGCTGCCATGCTGAGCAATTGCTGCTGACGCCACTGGAACAGGTGGACGTAATTAGGACGCCATGGTAGCTGCGCCAGCATCAGTGCTGCGTATCCTGGTCAGAAGGTTCCTCAGCAGTCAGCTCCAGCATCTTGGGAGACTGCTGCTGTGTCATATTGGTGAGAGCACGCAGGGTCTCAGCATAGATCTGGGCAGCTTGCTGGGGTGTCATGTTGCCCAGTATCTGAGAGCGGTTGGTATACTCTACCTTACCAGAATGATTGATTGCCTGCAGGCGGGGGTGGATGTAAGGCGCAGCCTGTTGAGCAGCTTCTGCTGCTAGAGCATACTCACTCTTCACCAACGCGGGCTTGGGCTTTGGCATCTTGAGCTCAGACTGAGCGCGCTCGTAGTGGTAACCCATGCGCTTCAGCATCACATGTAGAGGACTGACTTGCAAGGCTGCAGCTTCCCGCATCAGCTGCTCACGGGCCAGCGTGCGACGACTGCGACTGCCTACTGGACGTCCACCATTGGACGGTATACCATTACGCTCTGGTTTCAGCTTATGTCGAGCTTTGGTAATCCAAGGATCATCTTTGTCAATTGTTGTCAAATTGGGTGGTATCAAATTATCCAGTTGTGCCAATTTGCGCCGCTTGACGTTGCGCTTGCGGCGTTCACGTTTCTGTTCAGGGGTCAGAGGCATGGGGATTTCATACTGCTAGAGTTGCTACCGCATTGAGCTTGGTGGCAAGAAACAGTTCCAACCAGCCCTTATGGGAACACACTACCATCGCAGCTGACCATCCCTACTCCTGTTTGCCAGGTAACACAACAAGTAACTGGACTGTCCACTACCAAACGTTTCTAACCCGTTTCGGAGCCTCACAGCTCCTTCTCCAGGTCCATGGTTGCCAACAACACTGGCACCTTGCGTCCCATCACTTCCATCAGCACCTTGCAGCGCTGTCGGGACGACATACCCTGGACTATGCCAATATGCCCATTGAACGTGCCCTGCTTGACACGCACCATAGTACCTGGGCGGAAGTCCTCCTTGCGTGGTAGGACTATGCGGCCCGCCTCATCCTCGCGCGCCTTCAACTTGTCAACCTCTTTGGGCAGTATCATGCCTGGCTCATTACCAAACATTGGCAACCCCCTCACCCCGAACGTGGACAGCAGGAACCTCCACTGTAGGTTCTCAGTACGCACAAACAGATACCCAGGGAACATGTATTGAGACCGTACCTCCTCCCCGTAACCCTTGACGCGCACCACCTGTGGTATCACCGGCAGGTAGACTACTGCCGAGGGCTGCTGGACCAGTATGTTGGTGGCCGCCCAGGACTCCTTCTGGGTTTGGGACCGCACCACAAACCAGCCATCGTCAATCATGTCTAATCCTCGAAGAACGTCAACGTATTCGTGTCACCATCGTACGAACCCATTAGGTACGGCGCCAAATTCTCGGGGGTCCACTCCTCGCCGCCCATAAACGCATCGCGGATGTCATCAGCGCTGTACTCCTCCAAAACCATCCGAGCGGTGCCGATGTTTGGCCACGGCGGCCGCAGCACGGCCGATCTCCCTATCAAGAGGTCTGGCCACGGCATGACGATCCCGCGCACTGGCATCAGCGAGCCGGCCGCGACGATCGCCGGCATCGCCACAAGCCCACGCAGGAATGATCGCCTATTCATCTTTCTGCGCCGCCTCTTCAGGTGTTTGGGCTATGAGCTGTTCGGTCGGTCGTACTTTGCCTGGGAATTCCAGGGTGATTTGCTTGCCGTCCTTCCGTAAAAACAACAAAGTCACGATACCGTTGTTTTCGGTGTAGCCAGTCAGCACCATCTCCATCACACACCTCGCAGGAGCGGGTCGGGACCAGGGCTATCCGGCACCTTGATCTCATTGTCCACGAACGGCACCTGGGGCATGCCCATCCTCATGAACGGGCCGAAGGTCTGCATCAGCTCCCACACGCTCCACTCTGACCAGCCTTCATCGTCCTGGGCGCGTGGCTCGAACTTGAACTTCCCGCCCATAGTGGTCTGGACCCACTGCTTGTGCACCTGGCGACCAAAGTCACTCAAGCGCACCTTTACCTTGTCATTCATGTTGATGATCATTGACACTAATCCCCGTATTTGGAATGGGCAGGCTTGAACCAACTCTCCACTGACGACCACACACTCATGACACAATCCCGCACCTGGGCAGCACGCTCCCGATACGCTTCACCCGGTAGGTTGTCAGTCTCATCCAGGTAATCATCCACTGACTTCTTGGCCAAGCCAATAACATCCAGACGCTTGACCTCCTCGAGGAAGCCCACGCTGGCCTCCACGTCCTGTATACCATATCCAAACCTAATGGTAAACTCCGCATCGCGGCTGGGGGCGGCGGCCTTGTTCTTCTTGCACTTGACCCGCACCCTGACCCCATAGGCGCGCTTGACCCCTTTGATGGTTTGGGTGAGCGTCTTCAGGTGGCTGAGCCACACAATCTGGCTGGCGTAGAAGTCCAACGCCTTGCCCCCAGAACGACGATGCTTCTCACCCACTACAAAGCCTATCCGGTCCCGCACCTGGCTAATGATCAAGAGCGTGATCCGGGCTTCCCGGAGGTCACGCACCAGCTTGGCCAGCTCGGTGGACGTTATCTTCTGCTTCTCCAGGTTGTAGCCAGCGTCCCCCACCTTGCGGCTCAGCATAGCACGTGACGTCAGCGCGTCCCAGCTGTCCACCACGTAGAGGCCTGGCTGGCCAGTGCTCTTGCACTTGTCAATGCATTTGCGCAGGTCCTCGAATACGTCCTCCACTGTATCCCAGTGGCTGTCCAACCCTTTGGGCCCAAAGTTGACGCGCTTATGGGGCAGCCCCAACCCAGACGCATAGTTGATGTCAAAGGCAGCTTCCGCCTCCCGATACCACATATAGCCGCGCGGCCACTGGCGGGCGAAGTTAGCACAGGCCTCTATAGCCATCAGCGTCTTACCAGTGGACTTGTCACCCACAACGTTGATGACACTACCCTGCAGCCAACCCCCACCCAGGATGCAATCCAACACTGCACAGCCTGTGTGAGTGAACGCCTGCTGGCGCTGTGGGAAATAGTCCCCACCCGCAGCGGATGTCTGAACCGCGGGTGGGGACCGTAGCCGGCGACGCTTCAGCATAACCTTCACCGTCACTTAGAGACGCGGTCTCGCAGGCGCTCCAATTGACGGCGGGCCTGTCGGCTTGGAGTCTCCTCCCGCTCCTCGCCTGCATCATCGTCGTCGGACTCACCAGTGGACCGCCCAGCCCGAGCACCACGTCGGGGCGGAGGGTCATCGTCTTCCTCCTCGGGTTCCTCCTCGCCATTACCCTTCCCACGGCGGGATCGTGTAGGGCGCTCCTCCTCTTCTTCCTCGGGCTCCCCACGGCGGGCGCGGCGTGGCTTGACCTCTTCCTCCTCCTCGGGCTCCGCCGTCTGCAACTTGCGGCGGCGAGGAGTTGCCTCTTCCTCCTCGGGCTCCTCGTCACGCTTGGGGGCAGCTCCCCCAGTGAGCACCTTCTCGATATGAGCGTAATCGTAGAAGTTAAGCAGCTCCGGCAGCGGGTTGTCCAGAATGTAATCCAACCACTTCTCCTGGAGAGTCTCCTTGGCATGGATGGGGCTGGGGTCACGGTCAATGTCCAACGCCGAATAGTCTGTGCGCTTGTCAGTCCCCTCCCGCGTGAACGTGATATCGTAACCGTCCTCTGGGTGATCAACCTTCAACAGCCCACGCTTCTTGTCATGGGAACGGGCATTGAGCTCCTTCCACAACCGGAACGGCATGGTCCACACCATTGGTCCAGCCTTCTCGTTGGCGCGGTCGATCACCCAGACCAACGGGCGCTTCTTGGCCCGCAACTCACGCGCCTCCTCGGGGTCAGTGGATTGCCGCGCGGCCTCGCAGACGGGGCAGTTCTCCCCCTTCATCTGCTGCAGACAGAGGTACGAGGAGTTGTCCGGCCCAACGTTGTTGTGCCAGAACATCGTGATCTCCCAGCTGTTCCCCCACTTCTCCACGTCCTTCTTAGACCAGGTGCCTGGCAGGATGCGGACTGTGTTCTCACCCTCCTTGGCCTTGAACATCTGGACGTCCGACACCAGGTACGAGTCGTACGTGCCGCTCTTGGCGTTGGCGCGGCGCGTGACGTCCTCCTCTGTCCGCTCCTCGCCAATATACTCAAACTTTGGACGTTTAGCCATGAATTCTCACTCCTCCTTATTGGCGTCCCTTAGGCGCCGTAGCATGCGAAAGTGCTCATACCGCGAACGGAAGTAGGCGAAGCTTACGCCCCGTACCAACACATACGCAAAGACCAAAACGAAGACGCTGAGAATCATCCACTGTCCCAGGTCATAAATCGTCATCGCCGCCTCGACAGCACTTCACGATGACCCTCAGAGAGCTCGGTCAGCGTATGCTCTCCCATAGACGTAGTCCGCAACCGGGACAGGTGCATCTGTACCAGCGAAGGCAACAACCGACCCCGTTGCTGGTAGGCATCACGCAGCGCGTCCCACAGGTCGGCTTCGGTACGCGCCTCAGTATACCCCCGCTGCAGGTTAGCAACTTCCGGCTGTAAGGCTATGGCCTGCCGCAAGTGCGCCTCTGTCACCTTGGTCTCCATCTTGGCGGCTTGCAGCCTAAGCATCTTGTCTGCGTTGGCTTCAGCCTCCTCGAGATCCAGCTTGAGCTTATCCCGCCGTCCACAAGCCAGCACATGCTGCTCAGCCACGTGGTAGTACAACTCCGGCTGACCGATGACTGCGTCGTCCAGCTCGTCCCTATCCACGATCAACGCCTTGCGACACTGCTCGCGGAAGGTATCTGGCGACACCACTAGTTGGTCATGTACTGGCCGGTCAACAGTGGGGATGCGCTTACGGTCTATCATTTAACTGCCCTTTCACAAGCTATGATCAACGGAGCCATACCATCCCCCGAGTCGAATGGCTTGTCGAAGACCCGCAGCAGGTGCGCGAAGTAACGCATGTCATTCTCGTTCCTAGCACCCAACGCCACCTTAGAGACATAAGCCCTAAGTATCCGCCGCACTGACTCCGGGTTCGCCTCCTTGAGCTTGTTGAGCAACGCCCACACCGTCTTGAGGTTAGTGCCTTTGACCAACAGCCGCGCCAGCTCCACCGCTTCCGCCGACTCCCGCACCACCGTGCGCAGCAGGTCAGCAGCCTCCTCCTCGGTAGCGCACTGCCCACATATAGCAAAATTGGACAATGCCTGCCGTGGGCTACCATGCGCCTCTTCGGCACACAACGCCACAACGTCTGCCGAGACCTTCTTCAACCCTTCCTTCTTGGCCACGTCCGCCAGCAACGCCATCAAATCATTCAGTCGGAGAGGACGCAGCTCTATCCGCAGGCAGCGGGTCCGCACGTTGTCCGGTATCTTAGCGTAGTCCGTGGTGCATAGAAACCAATAAGCCCAAGGAGCGGGCTCCTCAAGGTTCTTCAGCCATGACTGCACTGCGGCCTTAGACAGCCCTTGGAACTCGTCGACGATCACCACGCGCGACTCCCCATTCAGGGGACGGTAGGAGCACCGCTCCATCAACGCGCGCATATCGTCGATACCGGTATCGCTGGCCGCGTTGACCTCGATCAACTCATGCTCGCCCAGCTGCGTGGCCGCTATGCGGGCGAGGGTAGTCTTACCCACGCCACTCGGGCCAACGAACAACACCGTGCGCGCCTTGCCTTTCTCCAGCGCGGATTGCAGCGCGTCCACCTGCCGGTCGTGGCCGATGACTTGCTCAAACGTCTTCGGACGATATTTATTAATCAGTTCCACAATACAACTCCTTAATTTTTTCAACACCAATCACTAAATCATCCCGCCAAGTTTTGAGCTCGGCTACAGTGGCCTCAAGCTCAAAAACCCGGACTTGCAAATTGGCGATTAGCTCATAAAGGCGTTCGTTGCTCATCTCCTTATCTCCACTTGTCAGAAGAGAACGTACCGATCTCCTCCAGGTCCATCCAGTTATCACCCACCGAGGCTTCCACGCTAATTGGCACGACGTGCGCCCACTCAAACGGCACCTTGAGCATCGTATCTATAACCTTCTCCGCTATATCGTCCACGCGCTCAACTGGTACCCAACAAAAGGTCAGGTCGTCGTGGATATTAATCTCAGGCTGGAGCTCGGGGTCCCCCGTTTCGCTCAACCTACTCATACAGTCTAGCACTATCTCAGCCGCAGTGCCCTGGACAGGGCTGTTTATTATCTGGTTAACTGTCAACGGCCCACGTCGCCGTCGACCTGTCAAGCACTCAACGTAGCCATTGCTACGATAGAACTCCAGCAACCCCTCCTGCCACTTCTTGACCCCGGAGAACTGCTTCCAGAACTCTCGGTAGTGGGGCCGCAGCACGTCCACGGGGATGCTCAAATAACCAGCAGCCGACTCCCGCTGCGCTCCAAAGAACAATGGGAAAGTCCACTGGTTCTTGATGTCGGTCCGGAAGTCCTTCATGACCTTCTTATCAGTAAGGTTCTTCCTACCACCAATACGCGCTGGGTAGGCATGGGCCAAGCGTTCCGCCCACTCCATATGGACGTCATAGTTCTCCCACAGCGCCTTG